GGGTTTGAAATATCGAACGTTTTTTACAGTGTTTCAAACGATATAAGAGCTTCCACTTTTCGAGCAAAAAGAATTGTTGGAGCAAGTGACATTTTGAAATAAGAGCTGAAAAGCTCTTATTTTTTTGACAAAAAGGAGGTAACTTATGGAAGCTGGAATTTCCACGCTTGGGATTACATTCGGTTACGGGACAGAGACGACAGCTGGTGAAAAGCCAACAACATTTACTCAGCTGCATCGAATAAATGCAATAGGCGGCATTACAATCGAAAACGAGCAGATTGATGCATCGGCTGTAGAAGACCTTGTATCGAGATACGTCAGAGGACGTGGCGATACAGGCGGTTCCTTCCCTGTGACTGTCAACTTTACATCAGAAACAAAAGAAGAATGGAGCAGCGTTATCACTGCTTACAATGCACTTAACGGTGGGAAACGCATGTGGTTCGAGACCATTATTCCTGGATTTGATGATGCGTTTTTTGTAGTTGCAGAACCGCCGACAGCTATTCCTGCACCAGAGATTGCTCAGAATGAGCTGCTTACCGTGGAAATGGGATTGACAATTGAAGAGTATAAAGGAATGGACACAAAAGTTGCATTCGCATAAGCACTTGACGGGGCGTTTGCCCCGTCTTTTTTGAAAGGTAATAAAAAAATGAAAACATTTAAAATTAACAACAAAATTTATTCACCAGTTCCGTTTGATTTCAATTTTATTTGCGATCTGGAAGACATGGGAGTCTCTCTTGAGAGAGCAGGTGAAAAACCTATGTCTATGCTGAGGGCATATTTCGCAAAGTGCACCGGAAGGGGAACGGAGTTCGCTGGAAAAGAAATGGAAGCCCATATGATTAACGGTGGAAGCCTTAAGGATATCATGGACGTTATGGCAGAGGAAATGAAAAAATCTGATTTTTTTCGCAGCCTCAGCCAGAGCCAGGAAACGAACGATCAGGCGGGCTAAATCAAAAATTTCAAAACGGGAAAAAGTACAATTCACAAAGAGAACGTTTTGAAAAAGAGTGGTTCCCAATAGCATACTCCATGGGCGTTTCGTGGAATGATTTTTGGAAAATGAACCCTAGAATTATTAGGGCTATCTCACACGGGTACAATGAAAAACTAAAACGGCAGGACTGTATGTTGTGGCTGAATAATCAGTACACATTGTCTGCTGTTTACACTGCCTTAGACCACTTGATTAACGGGAAAAAGGCAAAATCAGAATATTTTAAAAGCCCAATAATAGAAGAGACTTTAAAAAGAAAACAACTAAACGAAGATGACTTGCAGAAGCAGCGAGAATTGTTTGTTGCAAAACTTGAAACAATGAAAGCGAACTTCGAAATTGCACACCCTGAAAAGAAACAGAAGTGAAGGTGGTGGTTTAAATGCCGAATGAAATAGATTCCTTGGAAGTATCAATTGAGTCTGACGCGAGCAAAGCAAATTCGGAAGTTGACAGTTTAATATCTAAGCTGCGGGATCTTTCTTCTGTTATTTCTAAAATTCGCGGTGATAAAGCTTTCGAAAGCATGAGAGACGGAGCAGAGGAAATTGCCGGAGAATTTAAAAAAGCCGCAAAACCAGTTGCAGAAGTGAAAACAGATATCAAAAAATTGGTATCTGAAATAAGCAAAAAAAGTATCGACATAAAACCAGAAGTTGACACGTCGAACGCAGAAGCAGAAACAAAAAAATGGCAGAATCAGCTTCGGAGTGCTCAAAATGCGCTGAACAGGATTCTTGCATCCTCAGACCCGGAAAAACAGGCTAAAGGAATTGAAAGATATACAATTCGAATCAACGAAGCAAAGAATGCGCTGGAGCAGTTAAAAAGCGTTTCTATGAAACCGGCAGAATCGGATATGAGTCATATCGATGCTGCAATTAAACGCATGTATGATAGGAAAAATGCGGAATCCAGATCAAACAAGGAATGGGAGAACGGACGAGTCGAGCCGCTCGGTTCCATGAAACACGATGGGGCTCCTATACCAGACTTTCTTAAAAGCAACGACATAAAAGAAGCGGCAGAGGAACTTTCCGATTTCGAAAAAACGTTGGAAAGTGTGCAGGCACTAGAGTTCAAAGGCAGCGGATTTTTCGAAATGGAAAAATGGGTAAGCGATCTGCAAAGCAAGCTTGAGCAGCTCCTGAACAAGCAGGAAAAGCTTCAAGATTTGGGGGCAAATGTAGATACGCAAAGGCTACAAAGCATCGCATACGATATCGAGCAAATATCAAAGACGCTGGATGTATACGAAGGAAAGGTAGAATCCGCAAGGAAAGCAGGGCAGCTTGATATTAAGGTTCCCAAAATTGATGCAGACGTAAAAGATTCAGACATTAAGTCGGTAAGAGAAAAAATAACAAGCGCTCTTTCCGGCACAAAAATTGTTATTCCCACAGATGGAATGAATGAAATCCAAAAAGAACTTGATAAGGTAAAACGAAAATACGACGACATTGCAAAATCAATGTCCATAAAATCTTCTATTACTCCATTTTACGGAGCAACTGTTGATTTCAAGAAAAAGCAGGCAGAATTAGCTGCATTACGACAGGAATACCAGGATCTTATCAATAAGCAGAAAGAACTATCACAGTCTGGCGGATTTCAGCTTAATTTTAAAGGGATTTCTGATGGTGCAAAAACACTTGGAAAAAATATTACTCCTGTTGCTTCTGCGTTGTCCAATGCTAATAAGCATTTAAGTTCTTTCACTAGGAAAGTTGCATCCGCTCTGGCACCGACGAAAAAACTGAAATCTGCGATGGGCGGTCTTGATCTGTCGAGCGCAGGACTTGCAAAAAGCCTATTGCGGACGAGCAAGATGCTGAAATTGATGGTCGTCCGAATGGCGTTGCGTGGAGTTATCGACGGTGTAAAACAGGGAATGGTTGGCCTGTCCCAGTACAGCGACGAGACAAATAAGAGCCTGTCTCTTTTGATGAGCTCATTGAAACAACTAAGCGCATCTTTTGCAGCGGCCGTGTCTCCAATTATAAACGCATTTGCTCCGGCATTGGACTTTATTATCCAGAAAATCATCGCTGTTGTAAATATGATAAATCAGCTTTTTTCTGCGCTGACTGGCAAAAATACGTTTATATATGCAAAGAAGCAGGCGGATGATTTTGCAACAGCTGTCGGCGGGGCGAACAAGAATGCCAAAAAGCTGAATCAGACGCTTCTTGGAATTGATGAATTAAATATAAACAATCCGGACAAAAACAGCGGCGGTAGTTCCGGAAGTGGGATAACTGGAAGCGACTTTGAAGAAAAACCAATTGAAAACAAGTACAAAGACCTGGCGGACAAGATCAAAGATTTCTTTTCGAAATTATTTGCACCTCTGAAAGAAGCATGGGACCGGGAAGGTCAGTTCGTAATGGATTCCTGGAAATACGCGCTGGACGAGGTAAAAAAGCTTGTGCAAGACATTGGGCGGGACTTCCTGATTATGTGGAATCAGGAAGAGACGATCGCGATGCTTGCGGACATCCTGCATATCATCGGGGATATCGGGCTGGTGGTAGGAAACCTGGCAAAAAACTTCCGCGAAGCGTGGAACGCAAATGATGCAGGACTGCGGACATTGGAAAACATCCGAGATATATTTGCGGCGATTATTCACAATATCCGGCAGGCCGCAGACGCAACGGTTATCTGGGCACAGGAGTTGGATTTTAAGCCGTTGATGGAGCAGATTGCACAGTACACGCAGTCTCTGATTCCGTTGTTTGATGCGCTGTCCGGCGTGATGACAGATTTTTATACACAGGTGCTTTTACCGCTTGGGAAATGGACGATCGAAAATGGGCTGCCTGAACTGTTGAATATTTTGAAACAGTTCAACGAAAGCATAGACTGGTCAGCAATTCGTCAGGAGCTCTCTGATTTGTGGTCACATCTGGAACCGTTCGCAGAAACAGTAGGTCAGGGATTGCTTGACTTTATCCGCGATCTATCCGAGAAAATATCGTCTTTTGCAAACAGTGAAATTTTTTTGAGCGTACTCGATGAAATAAAGAAGTGGCTGAACAGCGTAAAACCAGAGGGAGTAACAAATGCACTGAAAGATCTGGCAAAAGCCCTTGTTGCGTTCAAGGTTGCAGTTGTCGCAGTTGATATTGCATTAAAAGGGACGATGATTGTACAGACCATCACGAAAATAGGAGCAGCATTCGAATCATTGCGTCTTTTTGTTCAGAATTTTATTTCGTTCTTTACTGGAATACCATGGCTGGAAATCTTTCAAAGCATGAATCCGGCAATGCAAGCGGAGTTATTTTTTAGACTGGAAGACAAAATCGCAGGAACATTTCTTGATCCGTTTTCATGGGATAACGTAATCGGAGACTTGCTACGTGGGATTGGAAATGCGCTTGGATTGCTTGCGGACGGAATCATCGAGCTGCTGAGCGAACCGCTCGAGGTGGGCAAGAGAGCGATTGAATCCATTTTTGACATAAGCTGGGTGCAGGAACTATTTGAAAAGTGCCTTGAAAATTTCAGGAGTGCATTCAAAGGAGAAGAGATCGGTAAAAATATAGCAGAAGGATTTTTCAATGGTATTTCTGCTGCTTTTGGGCTTTTACTTGCACCGATTGTCAATATTTTCAGCGATATCGTCGAGGCGGTTTGTGAGCTTTTAGGCATCCATTCTCCGAGTACAGTTTTTGCAGAGATCGGTGAAAATGTTATCTCTGGCTTACTGCTTGGAATCAGCGAGTTTTGGAATACGATAATTGAATTTTTCACAAATTCTTTTGCCGAGCTAATAGCTTTCTTTTCAAACAGTTGGCTATCTATTCAGGAAGGTGTAACAAATGTTTGGAATAACATTGCGTCATTTTTGACAAAAACATGGACAAACATTTCTACTACTGCAAGTGCGATTTGGAATGCGATAAAGCTTTTTTTGATTACCACATGGACAAATATAAAAATAACTGCTATCGAAATATGGACAACCATAAAAGATAAGATTGTTGAAATTTGGAATAAGGTAAAAGAAAAAGCGGAAGAAATATGGGATAAAGTAAAAGAAGTAGTAAAGGAAAAATTTGACAAAATCAAAGAAAAATCCGATGAACTGATCGAAAAGTTTCGGAATTTAAAGGAAGAAGTAAAGGAAAAATTCGAGAGTGTAAAAGAAATCATCAACAACACGATCGGATCCGCAATTGACAAGCTTGCAGGATTTATCGATAAGCTGAGGGAAGCCGGTCAAGCTGTCAAGGATTTCCTCGAGAGTGGATACGAAAAAGTAAGCGGTGTGATCGGCAGTATAGGAGGCGCATTGGGAATATCCGCGCACTCTGACGATGCAGCATCTAACCCAGTTGCTTTCAGCATTCCCGCATACGCGGTCGGAGGATTCCCGGAAGACGGATTGTTTTATGCAAACCACAATGAGCTTGTCGGCTCGTTCGGGAACGGGAAAACTGCCGTAGCAAATAACGATCAGATAATCGAAGGCATTCGAAGCGGCGTTGAATCCGCTGTAGAAAACGTCCTTGCGCCGTATCTGGAACAGATTGTGCAGAATACGAGAGAAACAGCAGAAAAAGAAAGCAGTATAAGCATTGATGGCAGAGAACTTATAACCGCCATAGATGCGAGAAGCAAAAGGAACGGATATTCGTTCACGTAAGATTAAGGCGGCAATCTTGCCGCCTTTTTGCGAGGTGATTTTATGGCAATGTCCTCATTTTTAAATGTAAACGGATACGACCTTCCGTGCCCAGCAGCCGGATTTTCGTGGACGATATCGACTACGGTAAATGCAGGGCGCAACGTAAACAACGCAGTTGTTGGACAAAGGGTAGGACGCGATCTGTACAAGCTGGAAAATCTTAAGTGGGTTGGGTTGTATCCGGAACAAAGAGCGCTCATATTGAAAGCCGTGAAAGATTATTTCGTCCCCGTAACCTTTGAAGATATGGAGAATCCAGGGAAAACAATAACCGTTACCATGTACCCGGGAGACAGGAAGGGAGTTCCGCTATTCGCGGACAAATTAACGCACATGATTACAAGAGACGAAACCCTTTCTTTCAATTTAATTGATTGCGGATGGTAGGTGATTAAATGCAGAATGCAAGCAAAGCTTATAAGCAGTCAATAAAGGGCATAGGGCGCAACAGGGAGTACATTAAGGCGACGATAGGCGTCATAAATTCAGAAGCACAGAAAAACGTTGCATTGGACGACGTTACAGAAGTCACATATTTTTCAAACAAAAGGAAACCATTCGATCATTATACCGTAGACAACGTGTATGCTACTCAGGAGGAAGATTTTACAAAAATCGATGGTAGCATGTACTTTTTACCAAAAGAAAACTCTGGATATGAGTTTTATAATAACGGAATTGTTTCTTTAAACATTTTGGGCGCGATAAAGATTTCTTTTAAAGGAGCAACAGGCCTTGACATAAAAGGATTGACGATAAACTTCGGAGAATACTTTCCAGTAGAATTTATCGTGGAAAACGACAACGTTTCTCACCACTACGAGAACAATAATAAGTCCTATTGGTCTACAGAAGATTCGTTTGATGGAACATCTTACTTTATCATTACTCCAATAAAAATGATAAATGGAAATGGACGATTAAGAATAGAACAGTTTTTCTGCGGAATCGTAAATGCTTTTGGGAACAATGAAGTTATAAGTTATACCGGTAAGGAATATGTATCTTCTATCACGGACACAATCCCCAGTAATGATGTGACGCTTACGGTAAACAATCGAAGCCAATACTATAACCCAGATAATCCGGAAAGCGCCCTTGCCTACATGGAAGTAGGACAGGAGATAAAAGTACAATTCGGATATGATGTTGACGGTCTTGGAAACATCGAATGGATTCCGGAGCAGACAACATACCTAAAATCTTGGTCTACGACAGATACAGAGGCAAAGTTCGTTTCCACAGATAGGTTTGACTACATGACGGGAACATATCGAAGAGGACTGTACAAGGAAGAAGGGATTAGCCTTTACGATCTTGCTGTTGACGTTCTTAATGACGCTGGCATAACGGACGAACGAGAGTTTTTTATCGACCCGTACCTGAAAAACGTTATTGTGAAGAATCCAGTTCCGGTGTTGAAGCACAGCGAAGCATTGCAGGTTATAGCAAATGCTGGAAGATGCACTCTCTATGAGGACAGAAACAGTAGAATACATATGCAATCTTCGTTTATCCCTGACATGGTGGCAAGTTCAAAAAATCAGACTGATTATAGCCATGTAGAGAATATACTAAGCCCATCTAAAAAAGATGCTTATGCGATATACAGCAATGATTTTTCTGCTGTTGATGGAAGTGTTCTTTTCCTTGATTCAAATGATATAAGCAAAAACACTGGTTATATAAGTAATTCTGTTTCAAACGAGTATGGATTGTTCGAGGAAAACCCATCAATCGCGATCGAGCTGGAAGCTGGTTATGTTGCTTATGGTCTTGCAATCCACTTTCGCAATGTAGCTCCAGAAGAATTTGACATCGAAACATATTATAACGGAGAAATTGTAGAAAGCAGACATGTGTCAGACGTGTCAAAAAATGATTGGTCAACAAATGAGCAATTCGCACTTTTCGACAGGATGCAGATCACCTTTACCAGATCCCATCCGAACAGCAGAATAACGATTGATAACGTCACGTTCGGAGATATAACAGATTACCACATCGAGAGAAATGACATAACATCATCTGTAACAGCAACAAGGCAAAATAAAATAAAGTCAATTTCCGTGCTAATGACAGAATATCGAAAAACATCAGAGAAAAAGGCATTATTTTCCCAGGAAACAGTGCTGAACGTTACAGATACAACAAGGACGGTATATTTTAATAACGCAAGCTACGGAGTTACTGTAGAGGTTGAAAGCGCAGATATCACAGCAGAAGTGACTGAAAGCGGAAGTTATTATGCGGTCTTGTCATTTGCTGGCGTTAGTGAAGAAACACCCATTAAATATACTGTATCCGGTTATGAATTTACGACAGAAGAGATCCCGTACCATGTAAATCACAATGATACCGGAGAAGAAAAAACATGGAAAAATCCTCTTATAAGCGACGAGACGCACGCAAAAGCGCTGGAACGATGGCTTGCCTCGTATTTCCTTGGAGATGTCGACTATAAAATACCGTGGCGCGGTGACCCCAGAACAGACGCAAATGACGTATTTTACCTAGAACTCGCGAACGGAAGCGAAGCGGAAATAAGAACCTACCAAAACGAGCTTAAATTCAGCGGGGCATTGAGTGGGACGATGAAAGCCAGGAAGGCGGTGATTTAATTGCCTAACGAAATTACAGAGTTAATACCTCCGAAAACGGATTGGTCATCTTCGGACAGGTTTAATATCGAGGACTACAACCGAATTAGGAACAATATTTTGTATATACACGATATTGCTAATCAGGTCTATGCGTCGTTCGAACTTGAAAGCATGGGAGAGAGCAAGGACTCATACGAAGGGTACTGGACAGCAGACGAATTTAATGCAATCGAGAGAAATGTGTCCACAATAAACGACCACATCCTGTCGAAAGATTACGGAATTTCTCAGCGGTTTTTCCCAAACGGAGCTTTTATAAAATGGGACGAACTAAACAGAATCGAATCTGCGATATCGTCTATGCATGCCATTTTGGCAAGGCAAAAAGGAAGCATACCGCAGCTCCAATTCAGACTCGGAAACTACAAGGGTATTAAAATTTAATCATGCGGAGGCGCTTATGTATTTAAAGTTTTTAAACAGTAAAAAGGCAATAGAATGCTCCGTTATTGCGGTTTGTGATAACGTCGTTACGATTCTTCCAAAAACCAAAATATCGGTAAACACAACTGGATTTGACCTGTATTTAGACAAAGACTGTGAAAACAACATAGGTGGAGATTATTACCATGGTTTCACTACTGTCTACAGGAACGATTCGGAAACAAAAAAATACAATGGATATCAGCTTTCAAATGACGGAAGTGTTTACGAAAAAGAAAAGCACACAGTTCTGTTTCGTGCCGGCACAAATGGTCATCTTTCCGGGAACTTGGAAATAAAGACGGATGACTATAGCAGCCTGATTGTTCCGGAAGCTTCTGGCGAAGAAGGATACAAATTTTCTGGATGGATTCCGGAAATACCAAAAGACGGAGATATAAAGGAAGATATTACTTTTACTGCTATTTTTTGCGAAAAGCCAACAGTAACTTTCAAATCCTCAGAAAATTGTGGAATTATCGGAAACAGTGTGCAAAAAGTTGACCGTTACGAAGATTTAAAGATTCCCGATGTTTCTCCGATTTCTGGTTACGAGTTTGCCGGGTGGCTTCCTGAAATTCCGGCGTCTGGCGACATAGACACAAACAAAAAGTTCACAGCAAAAATACGAAAAATATTTGTTCCTACTATCAGGTTTACTGTGTCAGATAAAGGTACAATTTCCGGAGATGCTGAGCAGCACGCAACATCTTATGAAAACATAGTTGTTCCCAACGTGGAAACAGAGGGAAATTACAGGTTTACCGGTTGGGTTCCGGAGGTTCCAAAAAGTGGAAGCATCGAATCTGACGTAATATTTGCAGCAAACATAGAATATGTCCCTACGCTAAATGATGTAAAGGAAGAAAAAATCCTGTCATTAAATTCGGAACAGCAATCAGCCATTGCAGAAGGTTTTGACATCACTCTTACGAACGGAACTGTAGAACATTTTACGTTGACAGAGCGAGACCAGACAAGCCTTATCGGATTGCAGACGCTTGTTATGTCAGGAGCCGAGTCTATACCGTGGCACACATCGGATCATTCCGAGCACTGCCGCTATTACTCGAATGCGGACATGTCGCTGATTGTGAGCAAGGCATTACAGTTTGTCACATATCACGTTACATATTTTAGAGACCTGAGAATATATGTAAACAGCATGGTAGACAAAGAGAGCGTAAACGCTGCTTATTACGGCATGTACGTACCGGAAGAATATCAGTCCGAGGTATTAAAGGACATTTACAAGCAGTCGAACTAAAACGTTGGAGGAATCGAAATGGCAAAAAGAACGCTGGCGACAGATTTTAAGGACGATATACTTGCCGAAAGCATGGATGGTAAGAGAAGATATAGACTTGTTGCGAATGGAGACGGAACGTATTGCCTCGAGGACGCAAGCGTTTACGAACAAACTGGCAGTATCTACGGTGCGAAACAGGTAAACGAAGCAAACGAAGCAATAAACAGTTCCGCAGACTCTGCGAAAATAATCGACGACATTGACGCTGTTTTGGCAAATACGGTCGGTGGGTACATGGCAGGGGCTATGGCAGTCAAAGGCCTTGATGGAAAATTAAAAACTGTCGCAAAAACAGGAAGTTACAATGATCTTACGGACAAGCCAACCATTCCATCAGGCGCAGCGGCAAATTATGCTGTTGCTGATAATGACACAACAAACAGTGCCGCAAGCCTTGTTACGGCAAGGGTTGCATACGAACATGGAACAGAAATTGATGATATTTCGGAAACGATCAAAAAAAGATTCCCGGACGGAACCGGAATAGAATGGGACGGAACAAACTTTTACGGTACAACTACGGACGGCGTAAAAAAAAAATTGGGTAATCCAGATTTTGAAGCATTAGACTGTGGTTTAGTTTCGTGGAAAGAGGGCGAATTTGGGCAATGGCATCACGGGTATCACTTCACAAAAGTATCTGAAATTCCTGATTTCGGGGCTATGGTGCACGGAAAAGACTTTTTTATTGAAGTGTACAATGGAGGAACCGAGCAAGTACACGCTAGTATTGGAATTAGCTATGTGCGCCATAGCGATTCCGAGCTTGTTATGACTTCCGTAAATGGGCTAAACTCTTTGGCGATAAAGGTCTACTATGCAGTAAAATAGGAACATTTTAATAACACAAAGGAGTCTTTGCAATGAATCTTCTTAATAAAACTTGCAAAATTTTTACACTATTCTTCTTCGGCGGAATAACGTACAATACTCTCGAGCGCATGGCAAGAGGGCACACACACTGGACAATGTTTATCGTCGGCGGGCTTTGCTTTTGCATGATTGGACTGATAAACGAAGTTATTCCATGGGAAATGGCATTCTGGAAACAGTGCGTCATAGGTGGTTGCATTGTAACTGCGGTGGAGTTTATATCTGGCTGCATAATAAATATTTGGCTCGGCTGGCATGTTTGGGATTACTCAAACATGCCTTTTAATATTTTGGGTCAAATATGCCTACCGTTTTCACTCCTATGGTGCGTCGTATCAGCGGTTGCAATTGTGTGTGATGACTATTTAAGATACTGGTTTTTTAATGAGGAAAAGCCAGTGTACAAGCTATTTTGAAAGGAATATAAAAGCTATGGTAGAAATTTTAAAGCTGATCGGAATCCTTGGTATAGCGGTGCTTTGCAATATCCTTGGCGGATTATATGTAAACATCGGACTTAATGACGGTCAATTCGATACAAAAAAGCTTCTGTACGGGCTTGCAAAGGCAGCTTGTGTAGCCGCAATGTTTATCGGTCTTTCATACACGATCGAGCAGATTCCGAGTCTGTCAGACACTCTTGGTATGGAACCAAAAGCCACCCTGATTGCTGCTATCGGCGTTTACTCCGGTAAGGTTGTAAAGCACTTGTCCAGCATTTTCGGAAGCGATGCGATTAAAAAAGCAGAGAAAACAACCGGAACAGAAGAGTTGGAAGAATACCAGGATATGTGAGGTGCAAGAAAATGAAAGTAGAAGAATTTTTATCTACGGTCGCGCATGAAATTGTAAGCTCCTGCAATGCCGTGAACCTGCTTCCATCCCCGTCAATTGCCCAGGCAATCATCGAAAGCAAATACGGCACAAGCCAGCTTGCGACGGAAGGCAATGCGCTTTTTGGTATCAAGGCGGACAGCAGATGGAGCGGTAAAGTTTGCCAGAAGCTTACAAAAGAGTACGTAAATGGCAAATATATCGACGTTATGGCATCATTTCGCGCCTATGACAGTTGGAACGATTCCATAAAAGACCACGCGGATTTTCTCGTACGGAATAAGTGCTACGCAAACCTGATTGGTCAGAGGGATTACAAAACGTATTGTAAGCTTATAAAAGCGGACGGATACGCGACATCCGCTACTTACGCAGAAACGCTTACAAACTGCATCGAAACATACAACCTGACAAAATACGATGCCACAACCGGAACGGATGCGGAAGAAACACCAGTAGTACAAATAAGGAGTTTCAACATCCATGCAGGGCACAATCCATCCGGGATGCCGGCAGCTGGCTCCGTTGGATATTTAAACGAATCAGACGAAAACCGGAATGTTTGCAACGCTCTGATCGGGAAAATCCGTTCCGCAGGGCATACGGTTTACGATTGCACATGCAATAACGGGTTGAGTCAAAAAGATATTTTACAGAAGATCGTATCGAAGTGCAACGAGCACGCGGTTGATCTTGATATTTCGATACATTTTAACGCTTTGTCCAAAGAGACTGCATCCGACGGCAGGACAAGAGGCGTTGAGGTATGGATCCACCCAAAGAACAAGGGAACAGAAATCGAAAGCTATGCGCAGAAAATATGTAACAGTGTCGCGTCCCTTGGGTTTACGAATCGAGGTGTCAAGTATAGCAACGGTTTATATGTCTTAAAAAATACCAAAGCGCCAGCTATGCTGATTGAATGCTGCTTTGTGGATGATCTGGACGACTATGCACTGTATGACTGTGAAAAGATGGTGCAGGCAATCTACGACGGTTTGGAGATCAAATCCGTGAATGCGACCGGAGAAGCAGGAAAAGATGAACCGGAAACGAAAACCCTGTATTATGTCATTGCCGGTGTATATTCTTCCGAACAAAACGCAACTGCTTTTGCAAATATTCTTGCAGAAAAGGGATACCTGATGAATGTAGAAGGGAATCTCATGAAAGGAATAAAGACACAGATCAAGGAAATTTAGGGGCTTATCGCAAGCCCCTTTATTTTTTTGCCTGAAAACGCTATGTTCGACATTTTTTTACGCTTCCGGTGCAGTATGATACAGTCAGCCTTAACAAACGGCATACGAGTTCTGGCGGCAGGGCGGTGTCTTGGCATTGCATCGCCCTGCAAAATGCTTTACAAAACAAAACATGTGTTCTATAATTATGCTATCGCTACTGAGTGCGGAAGTGATTGGAGGGGATTTAGGTGGAGGAAAAAGAAATTTACAGGGAACGCATTATTGAGATGGTAAAGAAAGCGGAAAATAACGACATGCTGAAATTCCTGTATATTGTAGTTTCTGATTTGAGAGGAATAATCGATAATGAACAAGACAAGAATTGAGTCTAAAACAAACGAAAGCGGATGCACATATTACCAAAAATGTAATTCAATAGTTTATGACATGAACAATCAAGGCTCTTTCCAGTGCCTTGCTATCGCCAGAACAGAAGAGCAAAAGAAGGAACTGGAAAGCAGAGGATATCTGGCGTTCTTCACGCCGGAAATTCACGGGACTAATTGCTGGATTTTAGTTCGGGATAAATCGGAGGTTGATTTCCCTCCCATTCAAGATGAACCCAAATGTAATCGTTGCTAGGAAATCCGGTTGAAATTCCGCAAAATGTCCAGCCAACATTTTCATATTTGGCTATGAGTTCGTTTCTCTGCTGCTGGGTTAGACCGGCACAGTTGATAATTTTACCATTTTCCATATCTACACCTCACTAAGCATGTTTATTGTATCAATAACATGCTTTTTCTTTTCGTCTGAAAGTTCAAAATATTTTTTTAAGGCTTTAGCCATCTCCGGGTCTTGAACCAATTTCCCTACTAACTTTGCCGTTTCTGCTGACAAGTCTACCTTGGGTTCTTCTCCGGTCATTAAGTAGTCTAAGGAAACACCAAGGCAATCCGCAATTTTCATCAATTTATCTTGTTTGGGTATTGATACACCTCTTTTCCAATCTGAAAGGGTTGGCTTTGAAACTCCAGTTAGTCTGTTAATATCAGCATCTTTGTAGCCTTTTGCATCGCGAAGCTTGCAATATATTTTGTACATAATAATCCTTTCAAAAAAGTTCGGATTTATTAACAAAAGTGGTTGACAAATAAAGATTTCCATACTATACTAAAAATAAGTTAAGAAATCCGAACAAAACATATAATACTCATCTCGACAATTTGTATTATAACGGATTTCCTAACTAAAATCAAGACATGAACAGGGGTTTTTACACAATAAAAACTGCCAGTGCGTTATCACTGACAGTTTTTACCCAAATTTTTAACCGTATACGTTTTGCAGTCTTTCGGCGCATTGTATAACGCCAATGCTTCTTGAAACGTTCTGACACTTATGCAGTTATGGTTCAGCATTGATTTGATAGCCATCGTTGGCAGATTGCAAGGAGTATCCGATGCAGTGTGATACATATCGCTGTATCAAGCATGAGTTTTTTTCGGACTTCACTGTCACGCTACGCTGCATTGATTGCTGCAAAGATTGCGACCTTACAAATACGGAACAGGCAAATTCAAAACCGCTTTCAAGGTAAAACACCTCCGAGAATTGATTTTGCCTAAAATGACATTTTGATTATAACGAAAATCCTAACGCATGTCAAGAAGGGAGGATCTGAATTGAATAAAGAAAAAAGAAAGCTGTGTTTTAAAAAGCTTGATGCACTTGCGAAGTCAAGAAACGTAACGTTTTACAAACTATCAGAAGAACTTGAAATTCCGAGAAGCACGTTTTCAGACTGGAAATCAGGAAAATCAATGCCAAAGACGGACAAGCTGATTAGAATCGCTGAGTACTTTGGAGTTGATGTCGGATATTTCGTTGAATAGGAAGAGAATTTATGAACGAATTACAAATTTTCAAAAATTCAGAGTTTGGAGAAATCCGAACAGCAGTAATAAATAATAATCCGATGTTTTGCTTGGCTGATGTGTGCAAAATATTGGAAATTAAGAATGTTTCTGATTGCAGAAGCAGGCTGAATGAAGCCGGGGTCGTTAGTACCGAGGTGGGGGTATTGACAGGATATAAGGCTGATGGCACACCGGCAATTCAGAAAGTAAAGATGAATTTTATCAGCGAAAGCAACATGTATAAGACCATCTTCCAGAGTCGGAAAGAATCGGCAGAACGATTCACCGAATGGGTCACAGGAGAAGTGCTTCCATCCATTAGAAAGAACGGCGGTTACATTGCTGGGCAGGAAAACATGACGGACGATGAACTTCTGGCAAATGCAGTTCTGGTGGCACAGAAGAAGATTGCTGAACGGGACAAGAAGATACAAGCACTGGAAACCGAAGTTGTGGAAATGAATAACACCATTTCAGAAATGCAGCCGAAAGTGAATTATGTTGATTTGATCTTGAACAGCAAGTCAACGGTTCTGGTAACTCAGATTGCACAGGACTATGGGATGTCTGCGAAGTCTTTCAACAAGGTGCTGAAAGACTTAGGGGTTCAGCATAAAGTCGGCGGTCAGTGGATTTTATACCGGCAATATCAAGGACTCGGATACGTCCACAGCAAAACGATTGATATTACCAGATCAAGCGGACAGGCAGATGTTGTAATGCAGACAGAGTGGACACAGAAAGGAAGATTGTTCCTGTATGAGCTACTCAAAAAGAACGGGGAATATCCGCTGATTGAAAGGTAGTCAACAAAAGGACAGAGAGACTATGGAAAGAAGGTGAGGAAATGCAAGAACATATCAAAAAACTTTCAAATTATATTATGGAAGATATTGCAGCAGTAAGAAACTATGAACAAAATCCAGATGAAAGACTTGGCATTGAAGTAATGGCATTGAATGCGCTATGTAATGCCTATAGGGCATTGAAAGTAAGTGACAATCTTAACAACTGAAAGGAGAGTAGATAATGCAGAATCAGAGATACAGCGTTGTAGATTCAAACGGCAAGGCTACTTTGGTAAAAAAGGCTGACTCTCGCTATGTTGGAATAGACGAAATGGCGCAGCATGTAGCAATGGATGTTCTGGAAGCTTATCAGAGCATTGTGAATGGCGATAAAAAAATTGATGAAACAAACATCGATCTGTCTATCAAAGTCCTTACCGCCATTGCTCCGGTAGTCGGAACATTTAGAAGTTCTTCCGGTTACGGAAAGGATTAGACACAGCCTCAACCTTTGCTAATTGCGGTTCTTCTGGAATTGCTTCGATGGTTTCTGAGTAGTATTGGTCGTACAGCTTTTTGAAATCATCAAAGCTTTGGTTAAATCCACAAGTTCTCGCAATAGCATAAGCAGATGCGTATTCTTTAGAATCCAATTCAATTCACCTCCTTATAAAAGATAGGGAGATTATACCATGAAAGAATCCACAAGAAAATGAATAGAAAGGAGAATAGAAAATACATGGTAAAAGGATATAAGGTTTTTAGACCTGATTGGACTTGTGATCCAACGGGGCACAACCCTAAACAGTACACCTGCCCCGGAAAATTTGAGGAAGAAGGGGAGCTTGATGTTTGCGGTCACGGGATGCACTTCTGCCAGGTTGCTGCTGACTGCTTCAATTATTACAGTTTCAACAGTGAAAACAAGGTTGCAGAAGTCATTGCCTATGGTGAGGTAAGAACAGACGGTGACAAGTCATGTACTGACAAACTGGAAATCGTGCGTGAAATCCCGTGGGATGAAGTGTTGCGAATCGTCAATATTGGAAAGAATTGCACGGGTCGCTGGAACACCGGGAACTGCAACACCGGGGACTGCAACACCGGTCGCTGCAACACCGGGAACTGGAACACCGGGAACTGCAACACCGGGAACAGGAACACCGGGGACTGCAACACCGGGAACAGGAACACCGGGGACTGCAACACCGGGGACTGGAACAAATCGTCTTTTAATACTGGTTGTTTTAATACAGAAGAACAGAAGATCATGCTGTTCAATAAGCCGTCAGATATGACATACCGTGAATGGATGAATTCAGATGCAAGATATTTACTGAATCAGATACCAAAGAATGTTGTTGAATTGGTATATGAAGAAGATATGACTGATGAAGAAAAGTTAGCAAATCCAACCTATGAAACAACAGGCGGTTACCTCAAAGTGCTTGATGAATCGGAATGTGGTCAGTTATGGTGGGACGGATTGCCAGACCGTCAGAAAAATATCATCAAGGCAATACCGAACTTTGATGCTAACATTTTCCAACAATGCACCGGAATTGAAGTTAGGTAATGAAGCAAACTGAAGTTTTTTAAATTGTATTTCGTAAATAATTTTTTTGAGGGAAAAATGAAGAATAAAATTGTAGGAATTGCGTTGGCTTTAAGCATTGCGCTTACAATGCCTGGATGTGTGGATGGGACAACTACCGTTGTTTCCTCAAATGAATCTGAAACGGTTCCCGTGTCATATGAAGCGTTGATGTACGACAACTCTGGAAATAATTTCCTAAACTTTACCGGCAACAGCTTCACAATCGAACCAAACAAAGCGAAGCAATGGGGCTGGGATACGAGCGGCAGCTGGGTAAGTTGGTATGAGACAAGTTCAGTTGTTACGATTGGTATTGATGGAAATTATATCCAGTCATGCGGAAGCAGTGTGTTATTTAAGGATACGCGTTTGGAAATGTTAGAAATTCCAACTGAATTAAACACAAAAGAGGCATCAAGAGAAGATGGTTATGACGTATCTGTGAGCGGTAGACTGATCGGTACATATTATGGCCTGAAAAACTGGTGGTACGACATGCACGAAAATGGTCAGCATGGACAGAAATTGATACTTGTCCAGTCTCAGGATGGATATAACATTGGAGCGTTTATGGGAGATGATGTTACTTGGGAAGTTGAAGAAAATCTGCCTAAAACGACAAAAATCATGATCGACGGACTTCCTCTTTATATCCATAGATGCAATTTTACCATTATTGATTCTCAGCTTATTGATGATAAAGCAGCTTAAAAACGGAGGGAAAATGAAGAAGATTTTGATAGCAGCACTTTTCTCTGCGGTAATTGCAATACCGATCACCGCAAATGCGCAGGAAGATACCTGTATTTCGGAAGAGATCCAGGATGCGTGCGTCTGGTATGGCGAGCAATACAACATTTGTCCGGAGCTGCTTATGGCAATTATCGAAAGAGAGAGCGCCGGGCAGCAGGACGCAACAAATGGCGGATGCAAAGGGTTGATGCAGGTATACGAAAAATTCCATAAAGACAGAATGGAACGTCTTTCCGTAAATGACATTTACGACATGAACGGTAATATCCTTGTCGGGACTGATTACCTGTCTGAGCTTTTTGAAAAATACGGCGAAACAAGCACTGTTTTGCAGGTATACCACGGCGAAAAAGACGCGATAAAAAAATCAGAGTCAGGGTACATCAGCAGTTATGCAGATGGAATCATGAAGAGAAGCGAAGAGTTAGAAAGGATTCATGGAAAATGAAAAATAAGTTCAAATTTCAAAACCGGATTTTTCAGATTGCGTGTGAGGGAAAGTCCTGTTGCGTTATAAATGGCGTTCCTTGTGCGTGCGAGGATTCAGACTGCGAAATGTGCGACTTCAATAATACGTTCGAGTGCAATTCCCAGTTTAAGGCATGGTGCAATACGGAAGAAGATGAAGTGAAAAAGACCGACTGGTCAAAAGTAAAAAAGGACGAAAAGGTTTATGCGCGTGACACGTTTGGCTGCTGGAGACCGTCGCATTTTGCATGTTTCGACGGAGGCTATGTATATGTATATGTAAACGGGAAAAGCAGCTTTACAGAATATATTACAAGAAAATATCTGCCGAACGATGTCGTGCTTGCATCAAGAAAGGATAACAAAAATGAAAAATCCGATAATTAGCATCCCTAGAGCCAGCGAAGAGCTGATTAAGTCGCTTATAAGCGCCGGAATCCTATTTGTAGATGAAAACGGCGTACATGTAAAGGAGAATTGCAAATGAATAGCATTGTTATCACAGGAGACGTTGGGGAAGTAAAAGAAGTAAATACAAGAGAAGACGGGAGATGCTATGAGTTTTTGGTTTCCGCCGTTCGCCTTAGCGGAAAAGTTGACACATTAAAGTGTTTGGCTCCTGCACGAATTTTCTACGATGATCCGCAGGGAAAGCATTTAACTTTGTATGGCGAAATCCGCACCAGAGACGAGTATGAAGGGGAGCGAAGAAAGCTGCTTTTGTATGTGAAGGTAACCTCTGCGGCAGAATGCGAAGAAAAGAGGAAATACGAAAACACAGTAACTTTAAGAGGGTTTATTTGCAGCAAAGTAAACACGCATCTTACAAGCTCTGTTGGGGCTGTTTCCAATTCGCTTGTCGCATGCAATTCGAATAAGAATTCGTATTATATCCCTGTTGTGTTTTTTAAAGGAGCATCACGCGTTGTACGCAATGCAAAAAAAGGCACAGAAATTTCCGTTACTGGTATGCTGACAAGCCGGCATTACAAAAAACACGACGAAAACGGTGATGTTATTACGGAAGCTGACACATACGAAATCGTAACATCAATCGTATTTTTAGAAAAATGGAGGGAGAAAAATGCAGATCAAGCATCTGAAATTAAATAATTTCTGCGGTTTTTTTGGATCAAAGACATTTGATCATGATTTCTTCGAAAAAACAGAAATCACGGGTGCAAACGAAGCTGGAAAGTCCACTGTAAAGAAAGCTATCTTCTGGATTTTTAATTGCAGAGACGAGAATGGAAAAGAAATTTCCGGCATTCGCCCGCATGATGAAAATGGAAATGACATCAATGATCTTGAAGTGTCTGCAGAGCTTACTGTTGAAGTGGATGGAACAGTGAAAATTCTCAAAAAAGTAAGCAGACAAAACCTCAATAAAAAGGGCGAATTTACCGGAAATGTTATTGATTATTATATCAACGACATTCCGAAAAAAGCAAGTGATTATGCGGAATATATCTCATCATTCGCAGAAGAATATGTTCCGTATTGCATGAACGCAATGACACTTTTGCTTAAAAGCTCCGTGGATCAGAGAGCTGTCCTTGCGAATGCTTTTGGGAAGCACAGCGACACTGACATCTGCGATATGTATCCGGAATTTGAAGAATTAAAACCTCTTTTTGAGGACGGGAATATTGAAGAGTTAAAGAAGTGTTGCAACACGCAGCTTAACGGAACAAGAGGTAAATCTGGTACAAAAGGGCTTAAATCTCTTCTTGACGAAATTCCCAGCAGAATTGACGAAGCAAACCGCGGTAGATTGCCGATTGATACTGAAAAACTCGAATCGGAAAAGAAATCTCTTGAAGTCTTGCTCAACGAAAATTTAGAGAAGCAGACCGATCTTGGGAAGATACTTTCGGAAGCAGATAAAATTTCTGATGGAATCCTTGAATTGCAGTTTTCTCAGAACGAATTGAAGCGATCTGCAAATGAAGAGAATGTCAAAAAGAGAATCGCAATTGAATCTGAAATTTCGGCATTGAAAGATGATAAGCGTGGAATTGAAAAGAGCGTATCTGCATTAGAGAAAGAAATTTCCGATTTAGAACTAGAAGCAACTACATATAAGAATAAAATTTCTCTTTTGAGGGGCAAATACAAAGAGGCATATGGCAGAAAGTTTGACGAAAACTCGACCGTTTGCCCGTACTGCGGACAGGAATATCCGGAAGAGCGGAAGCAGCAGTTAAGAGATGAGTTCGACATCCACAAAAAAGACGAACTAGAAAAGATCGTGGCAAACGGAAATGAAGCAAAATCGCTCTTTGAAAGGTCCGCAAAAGAATCCGAAGAGCTAAAAGCATCGATTCCGGTTTTGCGAGATAAGCTAAACGGGTTTGCACGTTGCATCCAGGAAAAGGAAACGGAACTGAGTACGATACCAGAATTCGTCGACGTGTCAAATACCGATGAATACATCAATCTGCAAAAATCTATCGAAGAGAAAAAAGAAGCACTGGATCGGTACTCCGATATCTCGGAAGTAAAGCGCAATTTAAAAGTAGAGGAAGCTTCTATCCGCCAAAGAATTGCAGAATGTAATAGTCAGCTGGCTAGAACCGCCGAGAACAAAAGAATTGATTCCAGGGTCGCTGAATTGGAGATGGAACGCAGGAATATTGCACAGAAAATTACAGACGTAGAAAGACAGCTCTACCTTTTAAAACAGTTTAGTTTAAGAAAGAATGAGCTTCTACAGAACGAAGTAAATGAATATCTTGATTTCTGCTCTGTAAAAATGTTCCGTCCGCTTATAAACGGAGACATCGAAGAGTGCTGCGAATTTACATACCGCGGAGAAATGTACTCAAGAAATTTGAATCACGGATGCAGAATTCTGACAGAAATCGATATTTGCAGAGCATTCCAGAAACGATGCAATTACAGTTTCCCGATAATTATTGATGACGCGGAGTCCGTAGACGGATGGAGAATTCCTAACATCGAGAATCAGGTATTGATTCTCAGAAGAAGTGATTCTGAATTGAAAGTTTTAAATGTTGAAAGGAGATAATGATATGGCAGAGGTAACAGACGTTGCAGTAAAAGAAGAAAAAAAGGAAGTGTCGAGTCACAACAAAGTGACAGACTATAGTCTTGGCATTTTCGGTACGTCTGACAATTTTATTATGGCTATGCAGATGGCGAAAGCGCTTTCGAGCTCCACAATCGTTCCAGCTGCGTTTCAGAAAAACGACGCAAACTGCTTAATTGCGATTGAACAGGCACAGAGATTACGTATTAGCCCGCTGATGGTTATGCAGAACTTATACGTGATTCAAGGCAGACTGTCTTGGAGCTCAAAATTTCTGATCGCAGCAATCAATAGTTCCAGAAAATTTGACATCGAATTGCAATTCGATGAAAAGAAAGACAAGAACGGAAAACCATTTTCGTGCACTGCGTGGACGATGAAAAACGGAAGACGCATTGAGGGCATGACAGTTGACATGGACATGGCGAAGGACGAAGGATGGCTCAGCAAAAACGGCAGTAAATGGAAGTCCATGCCGCAGTTAATGTTAAGGTACAGGGCTGCTTCTTTCTTCTCAAGCCTCAATTGTCCTGAATTAACGATGGGGCTGTATACAAGAGAAGAGCTGCAGGACAACGATTTCAAAGAATACCCGCTGGAAGAAATGAAGGAGCAGGTCAAAAGAGATATTGAATCCAACGCAAGCATGGTCGATTTCGAACCAGACGGGCCAGAAGTAGTAGAAGACACAGACGGGCAGCAGCCCATGCCAGAGTTTATGAGAGAATAAGCCGTTTTGGAGGATGTAATTGAAATGAAACATACGATTCAAGAACTTTACTCCATGCAGGATGCTCCTTTATCTACAAAAGTTCGAATGACTGCCAGCAGAATAAGGGCATGGGTGAATGAGTATGGAGAAGATGGCGTATACTTGTCGTTCAGCGGCGGAAAGGACAGCACAGTCTTAGCACATATAATCAGAGAAGTTTGTGGTTATAAAAACATTCCTTTCGTGTTTGCGGACGTCCCAACGCAATATCCGGAGTTAAAACAGTTCGCCATGACTTTTGACAACATCGTTATTCTAAAGTCAAAAATTTCGTTTGCGCAAGTTTGCGAAAAGTATGGTTTCCCGATGATAAGCAAAGAAGTCGCAGAATGCGTATCTGGCGCAAGAAAATACTTGGAACGAATAGACAGTCAAGCTATGACCCGAATGACAAGAGGGGGTGTGATAACAAATATCGTAAGATCCGAAAAATTGGAGAGTATGACACGCAGAACAGCGCTGCTACTCGGGATGTTGTCAAAGGACAACAAAAAAATGAAGAATATCCCTAGTTTAGATAAATCTGCATACTCACAAGAAAGGTATAAATTTTTCCTCGAAGCACCATTTGAAATTAGCAACAAATGCTGCAACGTGATGAAGAAAAACCCGGTGCATAGATATTACCGCCAGACCGGAAGAAAACCAATCATTGCAACTATGGCAAGTGAAAGCAGGTTGAGGACGCAGACATGGCTAAAAAACGGTTGCAATGGCTTTGACTTAACCATTCCAACAAGCACACCGATGAGTTTTTGGACAGAACAAGATGTGTTGCTCTATATAAAAGAGAACAATCTTCCAATATGTCCTGTCTACGGAGACATAGTTATTGATTACTCGGCTATGGGGCAATGTGAGAATCAGATGTCTTTTGCTGATTATGGGATTTTCGATAACGAAAGGCCACTGCTAAAAACAACCGGATGTAATAGAACGGGATGCGTCCTGTGTGCGTTTGGGGCGCACTTAGAAAAAGATAGCAGGTTTTTGAGACTGAAAGAGACGCACCCCAAATTGCACAACCTGCTGTACGTCCTTAAAAACAATGGCGTTACATACGCAGAAGCTATTGATTGGGTTAATGAACACGGGAATATGAACATCAGGTATTAATAAAGTCAGGTGATGCATACATGATTTTGAAAAAGAATTGGAGACATATGGAAGTATTATCGTTTTTAGAAGCAGTTCAGCGCGACATGGCTGATAATATTTACAATTTTTGCAAGGACGGCAAGTGTACTCAGTGCGGTAATTGCTGCAGCAACCTTCTTCCTATGAGCGAAAAGGAAATTTCTGCTATTCACCGTTATATAAAGAAGAAGCGCATTAAAGAGTGCAGACACATAGCTCCTGCGACAGCAATTTACGATATGACTTGTCCGTTTCTCGATACAGGAAAGGACTGTGAGAAATGCAGGATTTATCCTGTGCGCCCAGAAATTTGCAGACAGTTTATTTGTGATAATGAGCAGAGGGCAAAGCATAACCGGAAGCTGTATGGTCAAACGAGGAACATTGTCGATGTGAGAAATGAGTTTTTTGGTTTGCGAGGTGAGAAATAATTGAAACTTAAGACATTAGCAACCGGTTCTTCCGGGAATTGCCATTTACTTATCGCTGATAACGGCGAAACATTGATCATGGATTGCGGGATACCGATCAAGGAAATTAAAAGAGGTCTTGGATGGAACATTAAAAAGGTTTGCGGATGCGTTGTTACGCATGCTCACGAAGATCACAGCAAATCGCTAAACGATCTTGAGCGTATCGGCATTCCCGTGTTTGCTCCGTATCGCCACGACATCGGCGTGAAATTCGGCGGCAGATGGAGTGTCAGGACATTTGAGCTAACCGACCTGAACTTGAAATTCGCTCACACGAACAGAGATGGCAGCCCTTGCCCGTGTTATGGCTTTCTGATTGAACACCCGAAAATGGGGCGGCTTCTGTATCTTACGGATGCGGAATTTTGCATGTGGAGATTTCACAATGTCAATCATATCCTTATTGGGGTGAATTACGATCCGGAAATCATATCAAATGATAACGCAAAGGCGAACCATGTTATACGTGGACATATGAGTATCGACACTGCATGCGAATTTGCAAAGGCCTGCTACACCAGTCAGCTCCAGAACGTTGTTATGTGTCATTTGTCAGCAGAAAATTCGGATAAGGATATTTTTATTGAGAAGATGCAGAAAACAGTTCCGCTGGCAAATGTATGTGTTTCAGAGCCAGGGATGGAACTGGAATTAAAAAATCCGGGAATGTGCCCGTTTTGAAAATAAAAAAATGAAAGGAAATTTTGTCAACTACCCACAACCTAAAGGTAGTGGGCTTGCAACTGCCCAGTCGTAGTAACGGTTTACGCCTCCGACCTTTAACCCCAATAGATAACTGCTATCTAAAGTGGCGCTACATCATAGGGTGGTTGACAGCACCCTTTACAGACAAGACATGCTCATCTGTAACTGTATCAGGTACTAAACTTCCCATGCTATA